TGTACTGTCAGCTATAGGTCTTTGTTGAACTATTGAATTGTATAACACATCTGTTGAAGCATTAGCCACTCCAAAAATTACATCTTGTGGTGCTGAATAACTTGTAGCAACTTCTTTGTTCTTATACAATAAAAACGCATCAATAAACTTTTTATTAGTTAGAATATTACCAGTAAAAGTAACTCCATATTTTAACTCTATTAAATCAAATATTGTAGCCACTCTAACTGCAGGAAACAACTCAGTATAAGCTATTGCTCCAACTGTTTCATATATATCTGTTGTGCCACCTACACCATATTCCCAAACCCTAGAAGACGAAATTAAAGGGTACTTAACATCGTAATCCGCAACTGTTAAATCTGTTTCTATTCTTGCTTGAACTTCTGCTCCTGAATATTGATGATTGATTGTAGCATAATCTAAATCAGCAAGTTTATCTTCTAAAACCAAATCTTTAAACGTTACAATATCACCAAAGAATGTTACAGAATAGCTTTCAGCATTTGATTTCTTTACTTGTGATTTCTCTAACTGAATCTTACCAGTTCTAAAGGGTACAGTATCAATTTCAATTCTTGCTGCTCTTCTTTTATTATGGTCTATTGTAGTATCAACATCGTTGTTATAATAGTGTTCAAAGATTCTATTATTTTTCGGTGTACAAGGAATAGTAAAAGACTGTGAAAAGTCAGTAAATACTGTCGCAATATCAGCTATATTTTGAACACTAGAAGTAACTTCAATCGTCTCATCATTGAATAAGTCAACCTGAAGATTCTCAATAAATATTTTAACCGATCTCATATAACGTTATTGATAATATCGTATGCATAATCAAACTCTAATGTATAGTTAATTAACTTTTCGTTTATGTGTTTTTGTACATCAACTCCTTTAGTCTTCAACTTAACTGGCTTACCGTTTAATAATACACGTTCACTAAGTAATATTTGTTTCAATGTTGTAGTTCCAAAGAACTCATCTACCCAACCAGTATTGCATCGTATTGATTCATTACCGTTTGCATTCATTACAGCATTCGTTGCATTAGATGGATTGTAATTATAACTTGAACTCATTAAATTATAATCGGTATTCTTTGTTTGTATAGATTGTTTTGAAGCCTTGAAAAGAAACTCTTTTTGAAACGCACCGTAACGGTTAATAAAATCTAAATAGTAAACCTCATATTTACACTCTTCAATAGGCCTAAAATAATACGTTGCTAGAACAACATTACTAGCATCTAAGACTTCCGTTTTACAACCATCCGCCCAATATGTTGGATTAACTTTGTAGATTGAAATAAGATTACTTCCTGAGAAATATAACGGTGTAGCCGTAAATGTTGCGCCTGATACAAGATTAGTATATTTGACCTTCCACGTACCTTCAGCATCAATAGTTAAGAATCCTGGTCTTTTATCTAAATCAGAAACTAAACCAGCAGAATCGTAATAATAATAATACGTTCCTTCATCTAATAAATAAGGAGCTAATGTAGGATTGTAGTCATCTTCATAATAACCATATCCATCTAACCCAACATAAGTCGTAGTAGATTGAAGAACTCCTGCTAAATATAACTTTACTATAACATTGCAAAATTGTGCAGTAGGTGCGTTTGAAATACTATTGTATATAGTTAACGGTGTAGTGAATGAAATGTATTCACGCAAGTAAGGACTAATATTATAATTAACACTTGTAACTACTGAACTAGGTATGCTCTTAGATAGTGTATAAGTTGGTGTAGTTGGTGCTGTAGAACTATAAATTCCATTCCAAATATATAACTCACAAGTTGTCTCTTGATTTGCAGTACCACCCAGTGCAATATGAAAAGGTGAACGTGTAAAAATTCTATTTGCCATTTAAACTATATTTTAATAAATCTTCAACATCTAATCCAAAGCCTGTAACAACATCATTCGATAAGTTCTTAAATTCCTTTTCAAATGGCTTGGTAAAAAACAAACTTGGTTTTATTCCTTGTGCGTGAATAGATCGTGCTATAAGGAACTTTAAAGTCTTTCTACTTATAAATTGACCTTTCTCATTTCTTGGTGCAATACCTTTCATTATTGCCCATTTGTCTAATACTTTTGTAGGTATAGATTGTTTAGACGAGTTAAATCTAAAAGGTGAATTAGGTGCTTTTTGTCTACCGTTCTTTACTCTATTTGGTCCTGCTCCTTTAACTCCTTTATCTACAAATTCACCATAATTACCCAAGTCAAAAGATAACTCAAAGCTATTTTCACTTACTTTTAAATCAGAAGATATAGTGCGTTGAAGATTACCCGAACTATTTTTTTTAGATAAGTTCTTTTTAGCTTGTGATACAACCTTATTTCTAAAATCGTCAAGCTCTTTCTTCAATCCCTTTAACATATCGTCATATCGTTAGGTACTAATACGTCAAAAGTACACGCCCATCCTGCTAAACTATTCTCAAATCTTTCTGTAAACGGCTCAAAACTAGGATTACCATCCAATATATAATGGTCTGTTACAATAGATGAACGTTTAAGTAATTCAGTTAACCTAGATTGTACGGCCAATTGTGTGTTCAATACATCTTGTGTGTTATCATTACCTACCCATTGGTCTGTAACTTGTACCTTAGAAATGTTTACTATATCCATTGAAAGCAAAGTAAAACTAAAACGCATAACCCTATCTTCTTTAGTGGCAGTATTCACTATCAAATGTGATAAAGGAAAGATTGTTTGTTTATTTAAATCCACATCGAATATATCACCCATCGTAATAGTGTTAACAAAAGCATCTAGTGCTAATGTATCTTTTATCTTTGTTGTAACTGCGTAGAATCCTGTCATTTGTTTATAATTTCTCTTTCTGTTTTAACCTTTTCGCTTTCGTACATCAACCATTGTAAGCATTGAAGAAGTCTAAGTTTTCCAACTCTTTCAAACTCTTGTACGTTTCCTCCAGCAAGTGCGTATAAGCTGTTGTACCATCCCCATCTTTTATTGAATTGTGCTTGAATTGAATACTCATCTCCTTCACCGTTTGCTCCAAATAAGCTATCGTACCCTTCAATAATTCTCTTTTTAAATTCCAAAAAAAAACCTTTGCTCCAGTAGCAACATCCAATGGCGCATACTTCATAACATCAGCATAAGTAATATTAGATATATAAGGCTCTATCTCAAACTTATCTCCTTTCGTTTTAATGATTGGTCTATACATTACAGCCATTGCTTTATGAAAGGTCTTCCAATCTCCAATGTTGTTATCCAAATCTATATACTCATCTAAAGTAATATCTTCTAAGTTAGGAATGAATCCAAACGTCTTACCACCCATCTCAAACCTATCTTGAAACTTTGGTGCTTTGCTGAATATATCTAAAAATATTGCTTCAATCTCATCTATTGAATGCTTCTTTAATAAACCTACATGGCTTAACTTGATTCCACAAAATATAGATATCATTTTCTTACCTATAAAATCAGCATCTTCATTGCTTTCTTTGATAGACATAAACGACTGATACTTCTCTAAAGATATATCACTTAATTTTGTTGGTATCTGTATTTCTATCTTCATTATATATATAACAATTAGTTCTTATTTTTGTAATAGTCTAAGGCAACATTGTACGCATGGTTTAATAATTGCATATCTCTATGAAGTGTCATAGGGTTGCTAATATTAATCTTAACTTTCACTTGTTTTACATCCCATAGAAACATCTCTACTCGTTCAATCATTTCATTCATGTGTATAAATTCCATCTTTAATATATTGCGTATGTTCCCCTTGTTGGATTATCTAACTGATAACCTACTGCATACCTGATAGCATCTAATGCATGGTTATGTTTATCAATTGGTGTTTTAGATTTCTTCTCTAGCCAACAGTAATTATTCAACTCCTTAATTAAATCAACTGAATCTTCATCTACTATTAAATCGTAATCTTGTAGTATTGTAATGCCATGAGTAACACTTCCTTGACCTTTCACAGCTTCAAGTATATTCAAGCCTTTAGAACGTAATTCATTTATTAATCTCGGCTCGGCACAATCCGCAATGATTAACCTATCTTCTGCATAGTGTTTATTAAGTTGGTATATTTCTGTAGTAGTTAACGCTGTTTGATACATTAATAACTTAAGATATATTTTCTTGTTAACTGAATCTATTGATGTTGCAACCAATGTAGATGGGTCGTTTGAGAATCCAAAATCTTGACCGTACACAACCGTACCTACATCTTGAAATTTACCTATACTCCAATTGGTAAAAATAACTCCTTCAGCTTTATCCAACCAACCACCTAGTATTTGATGTTGATATCTTTCAGGTCTTCGTAGCTTAATAGTTTCAATCTGTTGTAGGAATGATTCAGATAGATTCTCAATGTTATCTAAATACGTTGTATGTATGTACGTTGTATCTGCTTTAGTTATGTTACTTCCCGCAGCAACTCCTTTGCTTTCAAAGAATCTTTGATATATGAAGTGTTCTTTAGTAGCAGGATTAAGAATAAGAATAACTCTATTCTGTTTTGTCTTATGCCTAATAGATAAATCAATTTTATCAAACGTATCTTCATCTGTTAACTCTTCAGCTTCATCTAATACCCAAGTAGTAACTCCAGCCAATGATTTTAAGTTTGCAGTTTGTGTTCCTGAACTTGTTTTGATTCCTTTAAAGATTATTTTACTACCTGAATTGATATTGACGATCTCATCTTTGGTTATAATAAACTCATGTGCTAATTTAAGCAATTCAATCTTTTCTATAAATTCTGGAATGATTGATATAGATGCCGAAACCAATGTATAACGTGTGAATAGAATAACGTGACCTGATTCTCTAGATAACATAACAAGAAAAGAAGTAATAGAAAATGACTTACTACTACCTCTTCCTCCTGTTGCTATAAAATACCTAGAGTCTGAACCTAAAGCATTATACTTATCATTTACTAGTACCAACTTTGAAGTAGTCTTTAATATTGAAATCGTTTACATTCAATGTTGTTTCTACCGTATCTTTTGCTTTACCGAATAGATGCTCTGCTACAAAGATTTGACCTCTTTGTGAATCTAATAAATCTACAATAAAAGCTACTTTATTACTTTCATCCGTATCTTGCTTGTAAAGAACTTTAAGTGCTTTGTTGAACAATGTATTCACTTTCTCTTCTTCTACCTTTGGCTTTCTTCCTGCGTTCTTATTACCGCCATTATTCTTCCTATTATCTTCCATATTCAAAAAAGTATTCATTAATGATTAATTCTCATTATATGCCATCTGTTTAAAAACATCCTTTGTTACTTCATTCAATTCTATTTCTTGAATGCTATAATCAAAAAACACTATATATGAATAACCACTTACTTGCAAATTTGTTTTTAGTTTCTTCCATTCCTTTAGATGGATTCTATCATTTACAACTGCGATGTAGTATTTCATATCTTCTGGCTTATACATTTTGTGTAACACATTTTGTATTAAACAACTTGCTCATAAGTTGAATGTACTTTTTTAAGTGCGTTCATTATATCTCTCCAACAACTAGCACAATTAGAAGGTGCATCTGCTTTCTTGAATACTCTATTGTATATTGCTAACATTTTAGTTTGTTCTCCGTGTTTTAGATCGTCACGTTTAGAAAGAATGTAAGCATCTATATACTGGTATTCGTCTTCTGTTAGACACAAAGGATTATTATACGGAAATAATTTGTTCAATGTTTCTTTTCGCTTGTCGCATCCGCAATCATCTCCAGCAATAAAGTGAACAAGTTTAGATATACCTGTTGCTTGAAATACCTTCTCTACTGTATCACCTAATCCTTGTGATTCTTTTACTCTAGCTTCAGCCATTTGCTCTGGTGTTCTTCTAGTTCTTTTTACTTGCTTTGCCATTGTTCAATTCTGTTAAATATTGAATACTCATCATTAATGCAGTCAAGAAATGATAATCTGCTAAGTTAGGTGTTTCGGACTTTCCTATTTCATCCATCTTCAAAGCAATACCTGCTGCTTGTTCTTCTAAAAATTTGTTTACTGTTTTATTCATAGTTGTTATATTAATTCAAAATCGTTATTCTTAAAATCTTCGTAATCTTCTGATACGTTATCTTTGATTCTTTCTTTACAATACTTCAATGTGTGAAATATAGAAGTCGTTGAAATGTGTGTACGTTCTGCAATATCCCTGATTGAATCTCCTGACTTTGCATATAGCTTGAATAACATCTTATCAAACCATTCCCAGCTATCTATTTCTTTGTCAATCTTACTTAACATTCTTGAATAAGCTACTGATTCTTCTAATTCACAAACGTATTCCACTTCAAAACCGTTTCCAATTCTAACTTTATCTATCTTATTGCGTTCTTTTATTGCTGAAATAAAAATAGATCGTAAAGTAAACCAAATATAAGACTTATTGACTTGACCATTTTTGACAATCTTTTCTTCTGTAGTATATTTAAGTAGTTTTATGTACATCTCTTGAACTATATCTTCACAGTATTCAACTTCTCCCCATCCTTTGACAATGGATACCCATTCTTTATGATGTTTAGCAATATGTTTTAGCCAATCTGCGCTCATAATAGACGTTAATTTTCTGTAAAGATATAAAATAAAATGAATAATACAAAAATAAAAATAAAAATAATTATTCTAGTCCTTTGTAAAGTTTGTTTATTATGTAAATGTATATTAAATTTCTCATAATTCAAATTCTTTTAAGTATAAATCAATCACTCTTTTTGTCTTCTCTAAGTCTTCTCGGAATTGTCCTTTCTTTCTGCATCTTACAATACGTTTCAAAATATCAAATTCATACGCATTTAGTTCGTGTTGTTTAGCGAATAGGTAAAGACTTCCATTCGTGTTATTGTAGTG